TGTTCCCCAAATGCTGGATCGATGAGCTTAGGTGTGAAGCTGGGCTCAATGCCCTCAAAGCCTATCATTACGATCCTAGTCCTGAGGCTGACGGTACAACGGGGCGTTATCAGGATAAGCCCGTACATGACTGGAGCAGTCATGGAGCTGACGCATTTCGATACCTCGCCGTGGGACTGCGTGAGCCCCGGCGCGAGCCCGAGCAACGCACCTTACTCAAAATTAAGCCGGCAGGCTTTTCAATAGACAAACTCTTCCTAGATCCACTAGGAGGCTTCAGCCAGAATTGGATGAAGTAAGTGAGCGAAGCACTTAGGCCAGATAGCACACCGACCGATCCAGACCCAGTCATCCGTGAAGCCCAGAAGCGCTTCAAGATGTGCCAGGACTGGGAAAGCAACGCGCGCAAGCTCTGGCTGGATGATATCAAGTTCGCCAATGCGGATAGTGACAACGGCTATCAGTGGCCGAATGCTATCCGGCGCAACCGAGACGTAGAGGAGAAGCCATGCTTGACTATCAACAAAGCCCGCCAGCATGCTTTGCAGATCATCAACGATGCCAAGAAGAACAAGCCTGCTATAAAGCTGATGGCAACGGGCAATGGGGCGACGAAGGAGAGTGCAGACTGTTTGAGCTCACTGGTCCGCTACATCGAGTACCACTCCAAGGCATCTGTCGCGTACGATACTGCTACAGAGTTCCAGGTAACTGGCGGGATTGGCTATCTGAGGGTCGCGACGGACTACACAGATGATAATAATTTCGACCAGGACATCTACATTCGGCGCGTGAGTGACCCACTGACCATATTCCTGGACCCCGCCGCGAAGGAGCTGGACAAGTCTGACATGCGCTATGCGTTTGTGTTTGATGATATACCGCTGGATGAGTTCGAGCAGATGTATCCGGAGTATAAGGACTACTTCGTGACGGCCGCGGCGCTGGGTAATGAGCAGGATTGGGTGCAGCATGAGAAGGTCAGGGTGGCTGAGTACTTTAGGAAGGTGCGAGATGAAGATGTCATGTTCACCCACAACGGGCAGACCTATCGCAAGTCGGAGCTCCTTGACCCCGGCCAGCATGACTTTGTGAAGGCGTTGGACTCGCCCACCTACACTGAGAGGACTGTGGTTAGCGACAAGGTGGAGTACTTCTTCATCGTTGGTCATACAGTGGTCGAGCGTAAGAGCTGGCCTGGGCGTTTTATCCCTATCGTCCCAGTCATAGGAGAGGAGACTGTCATTGAGGGGCAGCTGGATAGGAAGGGCCATATTCGGGCGCTCAAAGACGCTCAGCGTATGTATAACTACTGGAGTAGCTCTGCTGTTGAATATGGAGCGCTCCAGACTAAAACCCCTTGGATTGGTGCAGTGCAGGCAATTGAGGGATACGAGGAATACTGGAGGGATGCTAATAGGAATAGCACTGCGATACTGCCTTATAATGCTAAGGCTGATGATGGAAGTGATATTCCCCCTCCTACACGGGTTGAGCCGCCCACGCCCGCCCCGGTAGCCATCACGGGCATGCAGGTGGCCGCACAAGAGATGCAGATGGTGAGTGGGCAGTATGAAGCACAGATGGGGGCACCTGGAAATGAGCGGACCGGCAAGGCTATTCAAGAACGTCAGCGACAGGGTGATACTGCTACTTATCACTATATTAATGGGCTTGCTGTTGCCATTAGGCATCTGGGCGTTATCCTACTGGACCTTATCCCGCGGATTTACGATACTAAACGACTGCTGCGAGTTCAGGGCGAGGATCAGATGAGCTATGAGATGCAGATCGACCCGAAGCAGCAGCAAAGCTACATGCAACATAAAGCTGCGAATGGGCAGATCGCGCTCAGGAGCTTGAACCCCAGTGTCGGGCGCTATGATGTGCAGGCGGACATTGGACCGGGCTGGGCCACCAAGCGCGAGGACGCCTTTAATGCGTTCACCCTGATACTTACGCAAGCTCCTCAGTTGACTGGACTGATCGGCGACATCTTGCTGCAGAATGGGGACTTCCCAGGCGCGCTGCAGGCGTCCGAGAGGCTCAGGCGCATGGTGCCGCCGCAGGCACTGGGGGAGGGCCCCTCGCCGCAAGAGCAGATGATGCAGCAGCAGATTCAGAATCTCAGCCAGCTGCTTACTAAGACCATTGAGGAGCTCGCAGGGGAGCGGCTGAAGGTGAAGGGGCATGCGGCGCAGAAGGAGATCGACGCGTATGAGGCGTTCACCAAGAGGCTGAAGGTCATCACCGATGCTAGCATTGATGCGTATGCTCTGAAGGACGCCACGATCCAGCTGATACATGATATGAGCCAGGTGGACCTCGGCGATGTGGAGACGAGCTCGAAGGCTGAGCTAAGCCAGCCTACGACGCAAGTGCCGGATGAACAGTCACTGATAGGCGGGACCGGGCCGCAGCCGCCTGTGCCGGGCGCGATGGATAAGGGTGGTCAGTGGTTCCTACCGGACCCGACTCGCCTCGGTAGGGACCGCAACATTGGGACTGTGAATGGGGCAGGTGGTGGAGATATGAGTGGGGCCGCGCTGCCTAACCAGGCTGTGGGGCAAGCGATGAATGCGCCGAGGCAGGCGCCGGATGGTGAGTGGTACTCGAGGGCGCCGGGAGGCGGCTGGCAGCGGCATCCGAAGCGCAATGAGCGAACGCGCAAGAATCCGCGAGATAGGTGATGGCACAGCTCGACGATACAGAGTACGACCCGGATGCCAAGCCTATTCCTGTGGCTGGCAACCCGTTCGTTCCTGACCCCTTCAAGAGTGGCTATGACCCTACCGACCAGTCGGGCGCGTGGGGCGCTGCGCCTGGAGAGTTCCCGGGCAAGGTTCGGACCATGTTGGACCTGCTTGAGAGGGGCAGGTTGACTGACCCCACGGCGGGGCTTGGCACCAGGTTGGGCGAAGCTACTTTGCAGCACCTCTACAACACGGGGCAGAACCTATACCGTAATGTGATGGCTCCGGGCGACTATATGCAGGGTCTGATCAGCCCGGAGGAGGCGCAGGCGCGGGCCGTGGGATTGGCTGGCTCGCTTGTTGGGCCAGGTGTGGGGCGGGCTGTGACTGGTGAAGCTGGCGCGGGGATGTTCGGTGGGATACTCAGTAAGACCGCCGACATCCCAGCGTTTAAGGCCGCGTCCCAGATGGAGGCACAGGGCATTCATCCGAGGCAGATTTGGAATGATACTGGGTGGTATAGGAACGCGCAAGGGAACTGGAGGTATGAGATCCCTGATATGAGGGCGCAGCTGACTGGGAAGGATGTGCCCGTTATACCTGAGAAGAGTGTGCCTGGCGCGGGTGGGACCAGTGTTCCACTGGGCTCTGTGCTGGACCATCCGGACCTGTATAAGGCGTATCCCGCGTTTGCAGATATGCCGGTGGCGTCGGGCTTCTTTGAGAATCCGCGGAAGGAGGGAAGCTTCAAGCCGTACCTACAGCCTATGTGGGGGACACCTCCAGGCGCTATCCAGCTCAGCGCGGCGCGGTATGGGACTGATATGGGCAGCATGCTGCCGTTCCTCCTGCATGAGGGCCAGCACGGTATCCAGCATTATGAGCAGGGGATTCCTCCCGGCAAGGTTACCTCAGTGCCGAGCCAGTTCGATGAGCCATACTCTGGGATGAACCAGGAGGCACGTAGGTCGCCGCTCGGGCTGACTTGGCAGGACTGGCGCGACTATACGCAGTATAAGGATAGGCTGCAGCATGCAGGTTATGAGTCAGATCCTATCGAGGTTGAGGCGAGGAATGTGGAGAAGCGGCAGCTGTGGACGCCAGCCGAGCGTCAAGCTACACCGCCGTGGATGAGTCAGCCTGTGGGGACAGAGTTCCAGGCCATGCCTGCCTCCATCACAGAGAGCATGCTGCTGGGGCGCGCGCGAGGTCCCTACATCGGGCCGGATACCCCAGGCTTCACTACACAGGCTGGAATACTGAGGCGGAAGCATAGCCAGGCTGGGCATGGTGAGGGCGGTAAGATACCCATGGGGCGTGGTCTGGGGCCGATGGGACTGGAGCCGACGGAGGGCCCAGTCCCGGTGCACCACCACCCTTTCAGCCATGAGGAAGATGGATCGCTGCCTATCAACCACATCCTGGCGCAGCCGGAGGTGGCACAGGCTATAGCTAACCCACAGATTATCCGGAAGGAGCCTGTGCCCTATGGCGCGGGCGCCTCGAAGTCTAGCTATGCTACGCACATTGATCCCAAGATTCCGCAGTATGATCCTCGCTTTGTGGGCGCGGATGGGCAGCCTCTGCTGATAGATAAGTACCTCAACATACATGAGCAGGTTGAGAAGGCCGCGATGGAGCGGGGCGAGCGCTATGAGACGGCCCATGTCAATAAGGCTACGCCGGCCGAGCATGCAGCCATTAGGGCCGATGGTGGGGATCCAGCAGTGTATGAGCGCATCCTCAAGCCCTACCTGGCGCAGACTGAGAAGGAGAGCCTGAAGGGCGCAAGCCCGGACTTGTATCAGAAGCCCTACGGCCATAGCCACAGTAAAATCTTAGAGACGTATCATGGGGGCCAGGGCCAGGGCGGGAAGGTGTGGCACGCCTCGCCTCATAGCTTTAAGCGCTTCGACATGAGCAAGCTGGGCACGGGGACGGGCGCGCGGACCTATGGGGAGGGAATGTACACGGCGGAAGAGCCAGGGGTCGCGAAGGACTATCAGAGGCAGTTTACCTATGAAGCTGAGGGGATGCCGCATGAGATCCTAGATCCGGAGGGCCAGAAGTACGATTGGGAGGGGGAGCACTATGGTGGCCCGCCAGATCCAGGTGAGAGAGATGTTCAGTCTCCAGCATATATGGCGTTCCAGCACCTGGCTGAGGCTGGGAACTTTGATGAAGCGCGGAAGGCGCTAGACTTAAGCAGAGACTACTACCATGAGTACGGGTCTAAGGCAAACCTTAGGCAGGAGTCTGAGAGGGGGGCTCGGATGGCAAAGCACTACCGCGACGCTGCGGAGCACCTGGATCTGATCCAGGCGCAGGGCTATAGGGCGAAGGAGAAGCAGCGGGGAAAGATGTACGAGGTTGAGATTAATGCCAATCCTGAGCACTTCCTGCACTGGGACCACAAGCTCAGCGACCAGTCAGATCATGTGAAACTGGCGCTGCACCGTAGTGGCATAGCCCCGGAGGGTGATCCAGAATACGCCGATATGACTGGCGCAGACCTCTACAAGCACCTGGATAGGCATGAACGTGAGGATAGGAGCTATACCCCAGAGCTGCTGAAGAAGGCTGGTATCCCTGGCGCCAAGCACTATGACCAGTTCTCAAGGAACACCTACAAGAGGATACAGACTGCTGAGAAGGATGTGGGGTTTTGGAAGGATGATGTAAAGTTTCGCAAGGAGTATGGCAGAAGTCCTGACTTCAAATACCTAACTGGTAGGACTGCGGCGGAAAGTCTCCAGGAGGCAGAGGGGCGCCTAGCCAAGCTGAAGGAGCAGAAGCTGACGCACAACTATGTGGTGTTTGATCCGCACCTGATGCAGATACTGCGGCGCGATGAGCAGCCGATGGCGCTGCCCGCGGTGCAAGGAGGAGGGTCACGTTGGCTAGCTACTGTCACAAGATGATCAAGGAGACGGCGAAGGCCATGGCCAGCGAGGCGTATGAGTCCAGAGCTAGCCATGACAATCACTTTTATGTAGTCTGGCCGAGGCGCAATGAATTCGTCAGGAAGATGTGGCCGCACTTTGTTGAAACGGCTCGACACACCTTGGCCCAACTTTTGACCACCAACCTGGACACCACCTTGAAAGATCAAATCGCAGAGGCTTTGATAGAGGATAACGCGCTCAGGCGCGGCAGGCACTTTCAGATTAGACCTGAAGACGTAAGGCTACACTGACATGGCAGACGAAGAGACTCGCGCTCCGGACCAGAGCCAGGAGCAAACTCCGCCCGCACAGGAGCGCCAAGAGGCGACTCCCTCCCCATCTTCAGCAGCTGACCCTCCCGTCCAGGCAGAAGGTGGCGAGAAGCCTGCGGCTGAAGCGAGTGGCGAGGGGGCAGCGGAGGCCCCCAAGCCCGAAGCTACACCTGCGGAGCCGAGGCCGACTGAGACCCCCGCCTGGGTGATGCCGCGCATCAATAAGCAGGCGGCGCGGATTAAGGAGCTTGAGGATCAGCTGGCGAGGCAGCCGCCGCCTCAGCAGCCTGAGCAGACGGTTAAGACCGCGAGTGGTGAGACGCTGACAGCTAGCCAGCTGCAGGAGCGCATTAAGCAGGAAGCGGCGATGCTCAAGCTTAATGAGGATTTGACTCGATTGGTGGACGAGGGGAATAAGGCGTATCCGGACTTCCAGCAAAGCATCGCTATCCTGAGGGATGGAGTGGGGGCGATGAGTGTTCCGCTGCTGGAGGCAGTGCTGGAGACTGGGGAGGGGGACCGCATCATTCATGAGCTAGCAAGGGTGCCCGAGCGCGCTGCGCAGATTGCCGCGCTACCGCCAGGTAGGCAGGGTGTAGCCATAGCTAAGTTTGCGGCGGGCCTGGAGCAGCCGACAGAGGTTAGTAAGGCTCCTGCCCCGATTAAGGAAAAGGTTAGAGGTTCAGCTAAGGTGGCGATTAGCCTCGAAGATTCGAACCTCTCGATGGATGACTGGATGAAGCAACGTGAGGCGGACGTGCGGATCGCCCGCGCGAACGGGCGCATCCGGCAGTAATGCGGTCGCTGGGCGGACCTAACGCCCTGGTTGCCAGCTAATGAGGCCCGGAGATCGGCACCGGCCACACACTACAGACTGCCCAATTCTCTCTGTAGTGCAGGTGCATAGAAACACAACCGGAGACCTAGACCGTGGCAAATACGCTTCTCACAATCAACATGATTACGCGAGAAGCTGTCAGACTGTGGAAGAACACCAACCAGTTCATACAGCATATCGATATGCAGTATGATGACAGCTTCGCCAAGACCGGGGCCAAGATTGGCACCAGTCTGCGTATTAGGCTGCCCAACGACTACACTGTGCGCACCGGACCGGCTGCGCAGGTACAGGATACGGCCGAAGTTAGCACCACGCTGGTGCTCGCCACTCAGAAAGGTGTGGATGTCTCGTTCAGCACAACTGACAGAACCATGTCCTTGGATGACTACTCGCGTAGGGTCCTTGCGCCTATGGTCAACAACCTCGCTGGTGCCGTCGCAGCAGATGTCATGTCTGGCGTCGACTCAGGCTCGGCGGCTAACACAGGAGGCATCTGTAATTACACGGCCAATGTGGACGGTGCCAACAACATACTCAGCCCAACGAGCGGCACTTGGCTCACGGCTGGAGCCTACCTTGACAATAATTCGGCACCTAGGGAGCGTCGCATAATCATCATGGACCCTGTGACCCAGGCGCGCACGGTCCAATCCCTCAGCGGCCTCTTCAATCCTCAGGAGAAGATCTCCGAGCAGTACCGTAGCGGTATGATGGCTAAGAACTCGCTGGGGTTTGATTGGTTCTCAGACCAGACGGTCCTTAAGCATGTAACTGGGACGTTCAGCGCCGGCACTGTGGCAGGCGCGAGCCAGACCGGCCTGACTATCACCACGAACGCAATAACTGGTACGCTCCTCGTTGGCGACATTATCACCTTCGCGGGCAGCAATCAGGTCAACCGCATCACAAAGCAGTCAACTGGCATCCTGCGGCAGTTCGTGGTGACTGCGAATGCGGCCAATGGTGCGACCAGCATCTCGATCTATCCGGCGCTGATCCCCTCGTCCGGTGGCAATCAGGTGCAGTATCAGACGGTTGATAATAGCCCAGCTAATACGGCTACTATTAGCATGGTCACGAATGCTAGCGTGACGTACCGGAAGAACTTCGCGTTCGCGCCGGAGGCGGTCACGATGGCAACGGCCGACCTGGAGATCCCGCGCGGCGTGCATGAGGCGCATCGCGAGGCGTATGATGGAGTCAGTATGCGTATGATCACTGCGTACAACATTGCGACGGACCAGCTCATTACTCGTCTGGACGTTCTGTATGGATTCCTGTGGGTCCGGCCCGAGTGGGCATGTGTCGTGCCCGACTTTACACCATAAGTGAGGCCCTGAGTCATGGCCCATGGACCTGAGAGCGAAGGCGGCGCCGGTAGCGAGGACTATGATCGCCGCGCTACTGGCAAAGCTAAGTCGAAAGGGAAGTCCCCACAGGTTGATGGGGACAACCCCGATGTTGTGGATAACCACGATGTCTTTTATCTAGCCCCCGGAGAAGAACCTGTGACCCAATACTCAACTATGAAGTTTCCCCCGTATGAGTACCGGGAGTTTCCCAAATGGGTCAAACATCCCCGGGACTCGAAGGTGACTAAGCTGGTCAACAATCAGAGTGAAGAGCTGCAGTTCCTCGGCACTAGCCTGGAGGGTGAGCCGCCGGAGCCCAGCCCGCTGGAGAAGGAAAACCTCGACTTGGCGCAGCAGATCGCCAAGCTGCAGGAAGAGAATGCCAGACTGACGCGCGAGACGCAGAACCGCGCGATCCAACCAAACCCGAAGAAAGGAAACTGAAATGCCTGGTCAAGAGTTCCCGATGGATGGTGCCTGGCCGAAGCAGAAGCCGTATGAGTTTCAGGAGTGGCCGAAGGTAGTCCGCGCCAGCGACGGCAAGGACTATACCTTTGCCTCGCAGGCTGAGGCTGATGCGTTTGAGGAGAGCTTGCACCCGCAAAAGGGCAAAAGTAAAGCCGGCAAAGAGGCGGAAGGTAAAGAAGCTGGAGCCAGCAAGGCCAAAAGCTGGTAGGCAACCGGCGCGGAAGAGGCGGCGTGAGCCTAATCTCAGAGTAGGCGGGAAGAAGAATGGCAGACGTACAGAACAGCGCACTCGACATCATCAACCAGGCTCTGTTCGACGTGGGCGTTCTGGGTCTGGGACAGACCGCGGACCCAGCCGACGTAAATAACGCGTTCACGCGGCTGAACTGGATGTTGGCACAGTGGCAGCGCAAGCGCTGGCTCGTCTATCATCTGATCAACTCAACGGTTACGTCTACCGGGGCCATGAGCTACACCGTGGGCCCCGGTGGCGCCTTCAATCTGGCGGCGCGGCCCGACAAGCTCGAGGCCGCGTTCCTCACTCAGATTGCGCCGGGAGGGCCCGGCGCAGGCAACCTGAATATAGACTACCCATTGAAGCTCATCCACAGTCGTGAGCAGTACAATGACATCGCTCTTAAGGGACTTGTTAGCTTCCCCAGCTACATCTTTTATGACAATGCTTATCCTATGGGGAGTGTTTACCCTTATCCTATACCTAATCCTACGATCTATAGCGTGACGCTCAGTGTGAAGGAGATCCTGGGGCCATTCACTAACACCACCGCGCTGTACACCATTCCGCCTGAGTACTACGCGGCGATGCAGCACAACCTGGCCGTTAGGTTGTTTGAGAGCTATGGGGTTCAGGCACAGATGAAGCCGATAACCATGGCGCTAGCAAAGGAGGCGCTCAATGTCCTGAGGATGGGCAACGCCCAGGTGCCCAACCTTAGGATGCCTGACGACCTCATACGCCCGGGCATCTACAACCCATACAGCGATCAGATCCGGTAGCTATGAACCTGACTGTCCCATATCCATTCACTACGGGCTATCGCAGTGTGGATGGCTACAGCCTAGACCTAGCGACGAAGGATCCGCGCTGGGCGGCGAGCGATAACGTCGTGGCTGCGCCGGGAGGCGGGCAGACTAATGCCACGCAGCTCATCGCGCCGCGCAGCCGAGTCACTACGGTGGCTAGCTCGCTGGATAGTGTGATTATGCCGCTGGCGCGGCCGGGGATGATGTGGGGAGTCTACAACGCCGGCGCGCAGACGCTGCAGGTGTTCCCACAGCTGAATGAGATGTTCTTCAGGCAGCCGCCTAACGCGCCGATCGATGTGCCGGCTGGGGAAGTGGTGCGGGTGATGTGCTTCGACTGGCACGTGTGGGTGCCAGGCTACTTGTTGAGCCCGAGTCCGCCTCCGCCGCCGAACCCATGCGCAGTAGCTAATGTGTTGGACCTGCTGAGCGTTTCGCCGACCGGCGCATACTCCAGCCGGAAGCTGCACTCGACTTATGCGGGTGCGGCCATGCGTGTCTGGAGGGCCAGCGATACCCAGCAGCAGGATATCGGGTTCAACGCCAGTTGTGACTTAGACACCAATGCCCTGCTGACGTTCTGCGCTGGGACTAACTGCGTCATTGCGAAGTGGTATGACCAGAGCGGTAATGGTAACGACCTCATCGCTTTCGCCGGAGCTAATAATGGACCCATCGTAGTCACGGGCGGGGCGCTGGCGGCGACCATCGGTGGCAAGGTAGCTAATACGGCAGGCTCAGACTGGTTGCAGGTTAACACCGCGGCTATGACTGGCAATACTGAGGGCACAGTCTTTGCGGTCGCCAACGCTACGAGTGGCGGAGCGGGCTCATCGATAGCTAGCTGGTGGAGGGTTCCGGCCCTGTTTGGTGAAGCCTCGGCCAACTCCAATGGTCTAGCTGTCAACATCGGCTTTATGCAGGGTGGGACGCTCTACAACCAGCCCTCAGTGGTGTACACGCGGTACTCGGGCGCGTGGCTCAGCACCTTCACTGACTTCTATGCCACAGTTCACTATAGCTTTGGGCAGAATGCCATCTTTGCCTACAGGTATAAGAATGCGGACGCGCCGCCCTACAAGGGCTATGTGAATGGTGGGACACCTGGGACCAACGCCTTCACTGGAGGTGGGGATGCGCCCACGACTATGGAGCTGGGTTCGGGCGGGAACCAGGGTGGTACTTACCAGTTTGTGGGGATGATCGGCGAGCTCTTGACATTTGCAACAGAGCTGAGCTTGACGGATGCCAATACGCTGGGCGGCAACCAGGCCACGTATTGGAGCTTGAGCTGGACGACGATCACGCTATGAAGAACTTCGAACCGGCGCCCTTTATCACAGGCTATAGGGAGATGACGGGCGAGTCTGTTAATCAGCTGCTGGCGAACCCGCAGTACGCTACCACGGACGCTATCACGGCCACGCCTGGGGGAGGGCAGGGGAACAGCTTCCAGCTGCGGCACCTGCACAACAAGGTCGACGTGGTGGCTAGCCCGAATGATAGCGTACTGCTCATGGAGGCTGTGCCCGGGCGCGAGGTTACCGTAACCAACCAGGGCGCTAATACTCTGGGTGTTTGGCCCACACGACAGCCCCCGACAATGGCGGGGGACCAGATCAATGGTGCTGGGCCGAATGTTATGGCTACTATCGCGCCAGGCAAGTTTGCTGTTCTGACGTGCTACACGTTTGGCTCCTGGTGGGGGCCGGTCAACCTAGGTTAACAACAGAGGAGACTAAGATGGCTGCAGCACTTTATCCTACCCCCTTCGTGCAAGGCTTCAGGGAGCACACGGGCGATGCACTCAACAGTAACTTTGCGGACCCGCAAGAGAGCTCGCAAGATGCTATTACAGCCGGCCTGAGTGCGGGCGGGCAGGCTGGAGCCTATCCACTGACTGCTAAACTTAACCGCGTCAGCTCAGCCAATTCGACTGATGGCGTTAGGCTTCCAGCCTCAAAGCCAGGGTTGGTACGATTCATCTGGAACAACTCGGGTAATAGCATTAGGGTGTTTCCAGCTACGGGCGACGCCATTAATGGTGGCTCGCCGAACGCGTCAGTCAACGTGGCGAACAATAACCTGAGCATACTGATCTGCACCGCGTTTGGCAACTGGTATGGCGCGTTGGCCCTAGCCTGATGTTGCTGCCGCTCACAGATGGGTTCTACACGGCGCGCAGCATTGTCGCGTCAGCGCAGCGCTGCGTCAACCTGTATGGGGAGAAGAATCCTAAGAGCTCGCCGTTCCCCTTCACCTGGTATACAAGGCCGGGGCTCACGGCGCTGAACGCAGGCAGTCCGTTCGGTGCAGGAAGGGGACTGTATACAGCGAGTAATGGCACGCTGTATGCTATGGTGGGAGCAGGACTCTACAGGGTGGATAGCAACTGGAACTTCACAGGGGTGGGGACAGTCAATGTGACTGGGAGCGCGCTGACTACCCCAGTCAGTATGTCGGATAATGCCACTACCTTAGTGCTGGTTGATGGAACTACTGTGGGGTATACAGCGGATCTCAGCACTAATGCGTTTGCCACGATCACCGATCCGGCCTGGGTCGGCGCGGACTTTACAGACTACATAGATACGTTCCTGATCTTCAACCAGCCCAGTAGTGTGTTCTTCTACAGCACGTTAAGTAACTCGCTGACGTTTGACCCGCTGTACTTTGCGGGCAAAGCGGGTTGGCCTGACAATCTAGTCAACCTGCAGGTGGTCCATAGGGAAATCTGGCTGCATGGGCAGAAGACGACTGAGGTCTGGGGCGATGTGGGTGCGGCTCAGTTCCCATTCGCGCCCCTAGGTGGTGTGTTTATTCAGCGCGGCTGTGTAGCTAAGTACTCGTGTAGGAACTATGACCTATTCACTTTCTGGTTGGGGCAGGATAAGGCGGGTCAAGGGCTGGTGTTCATGGGGCGGGCCTACAACGCCTATGAGATTAGCACTCCGGCGCTGACCAATGAGTTCAGTAAGTACTCGACAATCAGTGATGCGGTGGGGATGATCTACCAGCAGGGCGCGCATGCCTTCTATGTGCTGACATTTCCCAGCGCGGATAAGACCTGGGCCTATGACCTCAGTACTGGGCTGTGGAGTGAGTGGCTGAGCATTGACTCGAATGGGTTTGAGCATAGGCATAGGGCTGGCGCGATGGCGTTTGCGTATGGGGTGAATGTCGCGCAGGACTGGCAGAACGGCCGGCTCTACAACATGGACCTGAACAACTTCACGGACAATGGGCAGTCCATTGTCTATCGGAGGGGGTTCCCCCACATGGTTCACCTGGGTAAGCGCGTCGCGTATGAGAAGTTCGTAGCTGATATGCAGACGGGCACGGCTGCGGCTGGCGTGACCCCGAGCGTCAGTCTGCGTTGGAGCAATGATAGAGGACTGACGTTTGGTAATCCAGTTATGCAGACCCTCGGCCAGACTGGCGAGTCGCTACTCCAGCCGGCTTGGCGCCGCCTTGGTATTGGGCGGGATAGGGTGTTTGAGCTGTTTTGGAGTGGCCAGGCGTTCACGGCGCTCAATGGCGCGTTCGTGGATGCGACTCCGTTGGTGTCCTGATGGCCCAGAGGCAGATCGCTCCGCAGGTGTTTCCCTCGGCACAACAGCCGGTGCTGGAGCAGAACGCAGATATTTTCACAATGCCCTGGCGCCAGTTCCTGGAGACGCTGTGGAGGCGAGTTGGGAGTGGCGGCTATGCGGCGATCACGAGTCCAACTGTCGGGGCCAGTCCCTGGACTTATACTGCGACTGTACCAGGCACTCTCTACGTAAGCGGAGGAACAGTTAGCAATGTCAGTATCGTTAGACTTGGAACGGCAGTCAGCATCGAGCACTTTGCCGTCCTACTTTCGCAAGGGGACGAAGTCGTCGTTACCTACAGTGCGGCCCCAGCCGTTAGCTTCGTGCCACTTTGAGGAGATGGCTGCGTGGGACCTGTTCTTTGCACAGGCCGCGCCCCTGATGCAGCAACACTACGAGGAGCTGAGCCTGGAGGATAGGCTGATCTGGGAGCCGGATCATGAGCTGTATAGGACGCTGGGGGCTGCGGGCCGGTTGCAGATCGTGGTGGCGCGCGATGGGCTGGCGCTGGTTGGCTACCACATATTCCTTTTGCATAGGCATCCTCACTATAGGCTGGTTAGCGCGCATGAGGATACAGTCTATCTGCATCCGGGGTTTCGGCGGGGGTGGACGGGCTACAAGCTGATTCGGAGCTCGATCACGCGGCTGAAGCTGAGAGGAGTGCAGCGAGTTGTGATGCATGAGAAGACTCATAACCCTCTGCATCGGTTGTATCTGCGGCTGGGTGCAGACTGCACGGACCATGTGTGGACATTGAAGCTGGGAGTGTAAGATGGGCCTTGGTATTGGAGCGGCTATCGGGGGCATAGCTGGGTTAGGTGGCTCGTTGCTGCAGGCCGGGGCGGCTGGTAAGGCCTCGAAGGATCTGCTTGCCGCCGCGCAGCTGCAGTCGCAGACGCAGACGGGCATAGCTAATGCAGCGCTGAACTATGGTTCGGGCGTCTACAATATTGGCTTCCAGGGAATAGCCCCGTTCCTGGGGATGGGGACTACGGCGGCCAACATTCTGGGGACCCAGTTGCCCACGCTGACGCAGGCGCCCACTATCACAGCTGATATGCTGAACAATATCCCAGGTTATGACTGGGTGAAGCAGCAGGGTACTGAGGCGATGACCAGTATAATGGGGGCCATGAGGGAGTCCGGGCCGGCGGCGAAGAGTGTGGGACAGTATGTAACTGGGCTGGCGAACCAGAACTGGCAGCAACTGTATGAGGACATTCTGCAGGGGAAGCAACAGGCGTATGGGATGCTCGGAAACGCAGCGAACATTGGGACGCTCGGCGCGAGCTCGCTGTTTGGGGCGGGTAGCAACCTGACCAATGCCGCAAGTGGTACGTTGGGGAGCTTGTCTAGTAACCTGGGTGGGGCCATCACTGCCGGTGGTGCAGCGGGTGCAGCTGGCCAATTGGGGCCGGCTAATGCGCTGGCGAGTGGGCTGGGGAGCTTAGGTGGTGCGGCGCAGAGCTATGCTACGATAAATGCGCTGATCAACGCAGGGGCATTCGGGCAGCAGAATAATGCGCTGCTGGGAGTGCAGGGTGGACAGAACATCTACGCGCCTGGGAACTTCAATCAGACCGCTTGGGATCAGTTGAGCCCGAACTGGCAGGGGCCGATGCAGTCGTGAGGAGCACTTAGATGTCAGATGTGTTTGGACTGTATCCTAGGCCCCCGCAGCCGGGGCAGAATAACCCTATGGATGTCATGGAGCGGTCAGTGGGAGTGGCCGCGCGCCTCACCCAGATGCAGCAGGCGCGGCTGCAGATGCAGACGCAGAAGATTGCGAACCTGCATGCTAGCCTGGGCGGGCTGGCGGCCCTCGGCGATAAGCTGACGGTTGAGGATTATAGGCAGGAGTTGCTTAAGAGGGTGCAGGATGGCACTATTGATGCGGCTACGGCGGCGCGCGAGATGGCTGGAGTGACGCAGCAGAATGTGCAAGCTACGGTGTATAAGCACCAGGTCCAGTTGATGGATGCTGCGTCGATGGCGAACAGTGTGTATGGCACGCCGTTCGAGCGTCAGGTGGGCGGGTATAATCGGAGGTTCCTGGGTGGTGGGCAGGGGCCGGACCCAAGACCCGCAGTACCAATTGAGGCACCGCCTGCAGGTAGGCCGGATCTGCCGCCCGCAGGTGTATCGCAGGCGCCGAGGCAGGAGCTGACGCCAGGAGCCCTTGCTGAGATGATTACGTATAAGGACATCTTTAACAATGAGTTTAAGGCTCCGAGAAGTCTGGCAGGGCAGGTGGACCTGTATGGGCATCCCACTACTGGAACTAAACCGTTGATCTCGGGTGTCAGCGAGAGCCAGCAGAAAAAATGGAATACTAGTATGGACGAGCTGACTGCGGATCGGCGCTTCGTTGGCCAGTCTAACACTCTGCTGTATCCTATGCAGAAGCTCAAGGAGATCATTGAGGCGCATGGTCCCGACTTTACTGGCATGGGCTCAGAGGAGAGGACGGCGGTGACGAATCTCCTCCAGACTATGGGTCTGAGAAAGCCACTCTCGAACGATGCTAATACTGCGTGGCAGGAGGCTAACAAGTATGCTGTTGCGGCGATGATAAACTCTGGTATGACGCAGGGTGCAGATACGGACTTGCGGATGGAGTTCAATAATGCAGCGAACCCAAATACGAAAATGCAGCCGGATGCTATGACGCATCTGCTGGCTAGCGGCATTGGGCTCTTTAACATGAGGAAGCAGGTGTATCAGGACTTCACCTCGTCCCAGGGAAAGTCGGGGATCCCTGACCAGTTGTATGGGGACTTTAAGGCGAACAATGTAGACAGGTATAATCCTGACGCGTTTATCTACCCTCACCTGGATCCATACGGGCAGGGAGAGCTGCGGTCTAAGTATACAGGGCGGGGACAGCCGGCCGAAGATAGGTTCCTGAGTCAGATTGAGAGAGTGATGAGTGTGGGTGGTGGGCAGGGCGGTCCGCTGCCTGGCCCGCAGTCCGCCCCTGATCAGGGAGGATCTGCTAATGCCCAACCGTAATCTGACTGATCCGCTTGATGTAATCTCCCAGTTTGAGGATCAGCGGCAGAATGTGAATGTGGCTGGCTATGGGCAGCCAGGGGTCTATCCAACTGGTGTCTCGCATGCTTCAGGGTACTGGCAGGTTCAGCCAGATACCTGGAATAAGTATGCACCCGGGCTTGGCATCGGCCCAGCTAGTGCTGATAAGCCAGCTGGAAGCTTTTCGCGCGAGAATCAGATCGCAGTAGCGAAAGCGATCTACAAGGCTGAAGGCTTCGCCCCATGGGCACGCAATAATCCCAGACTGGCTCAGTTTATTGCTAGTAAGCCGGCTGGTTACTTCGGCGAACCTGGAATAGGTTTCAACCCGGATGTGCCCAGGGATCCAAACCCGGGTGACATCAGCAAGGATGATAGATGGTCTAGAGTCTCAAAGCCTCTGCCTACGAAGACTGTGCCTGCGACTGCAACGGCCGAAGCGAGCCCTAGGGATGCTAGATGGGCTGCAGTGTCGAAGCCCTTACCTACGGGGAAGGGTGCGACTGGAGATGAGGCAGTTAGGCCAGCCGCGGCAGCTGGAGGTGGAGGCACGGTAGCTAATCCGGCGTATAGAGGCACTGACCAGGGCATTGGGAAGGACTTGGAGTGGCTGGGTGTTGGAGGCGCGTCGGCATTTGCTGGTGTTCCAGGCGCCGTGCTTAGGGATTTGCCTGCCTGGGCCGGAGCTCAGTTGGAGAATAGATTCCCAAGCTTGGGGCCATATAGGCTGGGACCTGGACAGACACAGGGGCCTGTAACGTCGCAGGATGTACTGAATAGGGCTGCTGCCGATCCAGGTGTCTCTGGCATGATCGGGCGGGCAATTGGGTCCATACCTGATCCTACAGATCTGCAGAAGAAGTGGTATGGGCCTGAGGGGATGCCGCCAGCTACGGGTCCGACGGGGCGCATCGGCCAGGAGGTGACGCAGGGGGCCGGTGCGGGCGCTTGGTTTGGTGTGCCTGGGATGATCGCAGGTGGCATAGGGGGAGGGTTGGCACAAGGAGCGAGGGAGCTAGGTATTTCCGAGCCCTACCCCACTGTTGCTGGATTGTTGGGGCCTACTGCGCTGGGGCGCGCCCTTGGTGCGGGGACTAGGCTGGTGGGGCCGACTGCGACGCGGATGCGGGAGCTGGCAGATAGGATGGTGAATGACTTCCACATCCCAGCGTCTATGAGCGACTTCGCTGGGTCCAGTGCTATGGGTAGGGCGCTGGGCCGCTTCGGGATTAGTCCTATGGGGCCGAAGCTTCAGGCGGTGCAGGATAGAGTGCTGGGTATGGTGGGAGGAGATGCCAATGGGGCGGCCATTACTGGGCCGGACGGTGTGGTGGGAGCTCAGACTAGGATTAATGGCGTGCTGAGGGGCATTGAGGGCCGAACCAACATACCTGTGACAGGAACGCAGGCTGAGGGTGAGCTCAACGCGCTAATAGCTAGCTCGCAGAACAATCCCGAGATGCAGCCCCTGATTCGGCAGATCCAGCGGGTGATTAGCAATAGCGCGGGGACCATTCCGGGAGAGGAGTTTGGGAAGCTGATGTCGAATGGCAGTCAGCTTGAGAAGAAGCTGTTGAATATGCCGGCGGGTAGTCCTCCGTCGCCCGGAAGTGTGGACCTGGCGCGGGGATTCAGGGACTGGTTGACGAGGGGCTTCGAGGCGAGTGCTACGCCGGGGGATGCCGCTGCTTATAGGGCTGCGAAGGGCCAGGAGGCTGCGGCGTATGCTGTTGGGAAGGCTATGGACAGGAACGGGGTCATCAATCCTAGTAAGCTGCAGGGGAGGGCCCTCAGGTTTGATCCTACGAATAATAGCTACCAGGCTGATACGTTGAGGGATATTAGAGACCTGGGAGAGTATGGCGCGAATGTCCAGCAAGCGGCTGCGTCTGGCGAGACTAGGAGTGTGCCTATGTTCTCGCAGCCAGGTCTGACGACAGGTCAGCTGTTGTTGGGAGGCGGTGCAATTGGAGCTGGTGGGGAGCTTGTTGGTAAGTATGGGCCGGATCTAGTGGAGAAGATGGTCTCCACTCCAGGTGGGCACCTAGCTGCGGCTGCGGGGCTAGGTGCGGCCGCAGCTACACCGGCCTTCGCGCGAATGAATAGGGCGTTCGGGGAGAACCCAGCAACCTTGCAGGCCCTGGCTGGAGATCGAGGTTTCAGTGTTCCTGGGCTGGGGACACTGGGCGGTCTGATTGGAGGTGCGCCTAATCCCTACGCTTATGGGGCTGGAGTGTTGCCGGCTATGAACTATCTCTTGGGGAGTGGAGTTACGCAGCCATGATCAGGCTCTTAGGATTACTGCTGGCGTTGGTGGTAGGCTCGGCACAAGCCGCTACGCTCTTACCGAATGGTAAGCAACAGTTCTTCGGGCTGAATGGGGTGCCCCTGGTGAGTGGCTCAGTCGCCACCTACATCCCTGGGACGACAACCCCTAAGACTACCTGGCAGGATAGCGCCAGCTCTGTGCCTAATACTAATCCCACGATCCTGGATAGTCTGGGTAGCGCCATAATGTATGGCGCGGGCTGCTACAGGCAGGTGGTCAAGGATGTCAACAGTGTGCTGGTTTGGGATCAGCTAAGCTGTGACTCGTCGGTGGCTGCTGGGATACTGTGGGGCGGTATTAGCACTGGTACGGCCAATGCGCAGGTGGTTAATACCCCGGCGTGGAGCACGGCCGATGGGCAGATGATAGTTTTTATGGCGGGCACGGGGCTGACCAATACTGGGGCGGTGACTATCGATGCTGGGACTGGCCCGATTAGCTTGGTTAAGGATACGAGCTCGGGCAATGCTGCGCTGGTAGCGGGGGACTTGGTGGCTGGGAATGTCTATACGATAGTATATAGTGCGCATACGTCGACCTTCCACACTACGCTGGTGGCTGCGGCGCCGGCGTCACAGCTTCCTGTGGGAACGATGCTGGATTGGGCCGGCATTAGTAGTAGTTTACCGACGGGGTTCCTAATCGCGGATGGTACCTGTTACAACCAGGTCACCTACGCGAACCTGTATGCGGTCATTGGGACTAACTTCTTGAACTCTAGTGGGACAACCTGTCCGGGCGGGGAGTTCGCGGTGCCGGACACGCGCGGCAGGTATGTGGCTGGGGTGGATAGCACGTCGGCGGGGACGGCGGGCCGGCTGACTGGGAGTAACGGATTCAGTTGTACGAATACGCCGGCGTCTTGCAGCATAGCGGGTACGGGAAGCTGGCTGCTGAATGCGGCGCAGCTGCCGGTGATAATGCTGGGACTGACGGGGAGTGTGACAGTGGACTTTCACTCCACAGCCACCTATCAGGAGAGCGTGTATGTGGCGGCCAATGCTGGGACGGGCGCCGGCACCACCTATACGACTGGGACGGCGCCGGCAGGCGTGACGGGAGTTGGGCCGACTAGCTTCCCCATTAGCATTAGTGGGGGTAATACGTTCGGTGGAGGCAGCACGATTTATCAGATACCACCGACCCTCATGGCTACCAAGATCATTAAGTACTGAGGGTGGCGAGCTGAGCACACGGTTTGGTTCCTAAACTGTGGGCCCATCCTCCTCCAGCTCCACTGGTACGTAGTAGCCACTGTGGTCGAGCCTGAAGAGCTCTTGGTCCTTCATGCTCGTCCAGGCGGCGAGCACCTGACTGCTGTGGATGAAGCGGTTGAGTGCGGCGCGAACCTTGGCCTCGCGGAAGCCTAGCTTGGTACGCCGATACTGGATGATGAGCTGGCGATGTACTTCGAGGAGAACCTTCTGATCGCTGCCAGCCATGCCCATCGCGTCGAAGATGTGAGGCATCAGAGCTTCCGCCTCGAGGAGCCAGTCGCGCGCACGATCTAGGTCGAAGGTCTCGAGCGCGATCTTAGAGCCGCGCGAGACAGCGCTGAGCATAGCCAGCTTCATGAAGTAGATCTCGCGCCGGTCAACGTAGTTGACTAGCTTGGTATGCTCCGGCCGAGGGAGGAAGCCCTCCTGCTTCCACCTCCAGAAGTCATCCTTGAATGCCTGGCTGGGGAAGTATTGCCCGTAGAGCTCGCGGATGGCAGCGAGCTCGGGCATTAGGTTGAGCTCGGTGTTCTTAGGGATGGGAATGAAGGGGTAACGCGGCTCCATGCGATCAGCGTGG